CAGCGGATGGATCAGTGCAATGTAGTGCTGCATGACGGCCGGCGATTTCGACGGGTCGCGATATGCACCCGCTTCGATCATCATGTCTTCACGCTCATCGCCCATGAAGCGCGGCACACCGTAGGTCAGGAACGAACCGACGATACGATCCACTTCATGCGGCGTCATCACGTCAGTCGCGAGCAGGTTGGCGCGGGAGGCCTTACCGTTGGCGTAGTTCACCTGGGTTGTGGCGAGCAGCGTGTTAAACGTGTTGCGCTCCAGCGTTTCCGGCAGTTGCAGCGCGACCAGTTCACAAGCCTGCTGGAAAAGCGGGTGCTTGATGGTCAGGTTTGCCACGTCCGTGATGATCACGCGGTCGCCCCATTGCTGCGCGGTCGCCGAGACCTGTTGCAGCGTCATCGCCTCGCCGGGAGGCGCCACGCCTTCCTGCAACGGCGCGAACGGCAACGGGAGACGTGTGTAGCGTGAGGCCGTGTAGGTCGTGCCTCGATTCGTATCGAGCTTCAGCGGCTTGCCGAACTGATACGCAACCAACTGGCGACGGGCCAGCGGTTCGACTTCCTCCTGGATGTACGCTTCAACGTCAGCCGTGAAGCTGGTTGACTGGTTGGTGACACCGGGGAACAGCGAGGCCCACATGAGGGCCAGTTTATGTAGCAGTTTCATGGTTTCCTCTGCGGGTTAAATATTCATATCCGCGAGACGCGCGGCGCGCTTCTCACGATCCGATTGCGGCCGACCGCGCCCTTGCACGTCGCTGCGCACGCCCGCCGGTTTGCCCCGGTTGACGTTCGGCGCGGTGGAGCCCTTCGGCTTGGCCTTGAGCTTGCCATCAGCGATATCCTTGCCGAGCATCCAGTAGTAAGCGTCTTCGCGGCTCGCCTGCGTGTTACCGGCGGCGCGGGCCTTCTGGATTTCCGCTTCCACGCGCTCCGCGTACTTCGCGCGGCGCGGGTCGCTGTTCAGCTTGGCTTCGAAGCGCGCCCGGTCGGACATGTCCTGCGCCTGCTGCAACGCCATTTGCGCCTGCTGCTGCGTGGCACGCAAGGTGCGGTTGGCGTTGATCTGCCAGCGCTCCATGTCCGTCAGTTCTGGATTGCGGAGCCGCTCTTCCTCGCGCTGATATTCCGGATCTACTGCGGGAGTACGCTGGGTCGCTTCGAAAGCGCGCTTGCGCGCTTCGAGTTCAGCTTCCACGCGATCCAGACGCTCGTCAGCAGCAGACCGGCGCGGCGCGGCGCGAGACGCAGGAGCAGGATCGTCGTCCAGCTCAGGAAGATCGTCAGGATCATCGTCGCCGGGATCAGATGCGTCAGGATCAGGAAGATCAGGTTCATCAGTTTCTCCGTCAATCCCCGGAAACAGAAGGCCGAGCAGTCGTTTTAGAAGTTTGCTCATCGTTATTCCTTAAGGAGCATCGCCTGCGCCGACCGATTGAAGCGTAGCGGTCGGAGTAGCGCCAACAGCAGTGATCTGCATAACGTAGTCCACGTATGTGGCGGTAAGAATGATCACGTGGCCGTTGAGCGTCCACCCGGTGTTCGTCGTGATCGTTGCGGTTTGGCCTGAAGTGTTCAGGACGCGAAGCACGACAGTCGATCCGACTACGGCCTGCTGGGGAGTCATCGTCGTCAGCATCGTGGCGACAGTCGGGAGCGTAACGGCTGCGCCTGCGCTAAGCGAGCTGATCAGCAGATAAGTCTGCTCAGCGGAAAAAATCTGCTGCTGGGTCGCGGTGAAAGCTGTGGTGTTCGCCGCGACGTTGTACGCGGTCGCCGGCCACGGGTTCACGGAAATCAGCGCGTTGATGAGTCCCACCTGATCGGGCATCGAACCGTTGTCCAGGATGGAAGGCGTCTGCCCCTGAATGCCGCAGAACAGTTTGCCGATCAATTCGGCCAATCGGATTTTGCGCACGATACGCTCCTAAAAAGGCTTTCGCCGGTTATATGCTGTTTGTTACAAAAAGTCAAACGCCGCGCAGCAGGTAGAAAGTGAAGTCTACCGTGCTCCAGTCTAGCGCTGCGGTCTGTTGCAGTTCGTTCGCGACAGACACGATTTCTTCGAACCCCTGGGCGAAGCCTGGAGGGTCCGCAACCATCAGAACATCACCGACCGCGAGACCGGGAACGCTGACTGCGCCGGCAGATGTGGCGCCGTTCGCCGTCGCCTTGATTGCGGTTGCCGCAGCGGAATTGAAAGTCGTCACTGCTTATCTCCGTCGCCTTGCCTGGATAATACCTGTCGCAGTCAGCGTACTGACAGCGAACAGACAGAACCCGACCAGGTAGACCGTGGTTGTTGACGCTAGACTTAATCGCTGCTGAGGGACAGGTCCGGCAATAATACTTCCTGCTGTTGCGCTGTAAGAGTTGATGGCCTTGAATGGCGCGGCGGGAAGCACACCTGACGCCGTGTTTACTCCGGCCACCGTCTGACTGATCGTAGTCGAGCCTGCTGAATCGAATTCAATCGAGCCCCATACGTCCCAATCGCCTGCCGTCAGGCTGATACTTGCGACGTTAGTAGATGTATTATTCGTCAACGAAACCGCTGTGCCTGTCGCTGTAACGTATTCGCCTACGCTACCTGCGTTTGCGTTGTTGTTCGTAGTCGTGCCCACGATGCCGTTTGTCTGGCTGGGCGTGAAGTTGCCCGTGCTACTGAGCGTCGTGAACGCGCCCGTGTTCGGCGTCGTAGGCCCGATTGGCGTATTGTTGATCGCCGCGAACGTGCCAGAAGTCGTCACGTTCAAGGTTGTCACGGTGGCCGCAACAGGCGTCGTGCCGCCGATTACCGCATTGTCAATCGTGCCGCCGGTGATCGTCGGGTTGTTCCCGAACCCCGGATCGGCACCGGACGAGCCCAGCAGCATCTGGCCTGTGTTGCCGACTGCGAGCTGGTTAATACCTCCAGTCCCTTCCCCCACCAGGACACCATGCGCGAGCAGCGTCGCGCGCCCAGTGCCGCCGCTCGATACGGCGATGGGAGTCGTAGCGGTCACTGTGGTGAACGCCCCGGTGCTCGGAGTCGTCGCGCCGATTGGCGTGTTATTGATCGTACCGCCTGTGATCACCGGATTGGTTGACGATACCGCGCCGATCCCCGCTGGGGTGTCGATACGCCAGACATCCGTCTCTCCATCGGTCTGGAGAAGCACCGACGTTGAATTGTTCGTACCCTGCGGCAGCACATAGCCGGTACCGGTCGTGCCGCCTGCGCCGTTGCTCAGGAAAACCGTAATGCTGAACGCGCCTGTCGTGTTGTTGACGAAAGACGGCCGCCGCGAGGCAGTGTCGAAAGTGCCAGCCGAAATGATGAAAGTGACGTTGCTGGTCAGCACGCCCGTCAGGATGACATTACGATCCCCCGGGGGAATCGGGGTGCCCGTTAGCTGGGCGCCAGTCGTATAGGCTGTGCCGCCGTAGAGAATCGATGCAGTTGTGACGCTACCCCCCGCACCGATGGCAGTGATACGCAGTGTCGCGTCAACATTGCCGCCAGCCAGCGTAACGAGGTCGCCTACGGCGTAGCCGGTACCCGCAACTGCAATTGTCAGGATGCCGGTGACTACGCCCGCCGTGGCAAAGACGACAGGCTGGAAACCCGTACCGAGTGTCGCCTGATTGTACACGCCGCCGGTAACCGTGAGCGGAACTGTCGTGGTCGAGCGGATAATCTGCTGGTTGACGAACTGGTCAGTGGCGAGCAACGTCGAATTGTCATTCGTCGATTGTGTGACGCCCGTGCTGTTGCTGATCGCAACGCCCGCGATGGTGCCACCGGTGATGTCTACGTTCGTGAGCGGGAAGCCGCCCGACGCAATTTCGTTCAGATACTGCTGTAACTGCTGGCAGATAACGTTAATCGCACGCTGGATTTCGTTCACCGGAACGCCGATACCTTCCGAGCGGACTACCGGCGTGATGATTTCAAATTCATCGGACATGGATCGCTCCTATGCGCTGCCGGTGGGTAGGATACCCATCCAGCTTTGCGTCCAGGGGGGATCGTAGCAGGAAAGAGATCAACCCCGGCGCGTGTCCGCGCTCTGCGGCGTACCGGTCGGCTTCCAGCTCCTGCGCGACAAGCATCGGCTCAAGCTCTTCCTGGTGCCGGAGCCACCTGAGAGCAAGCGCCCACTTGAGGCGCTTCCACGCGTGCCGGTGATGGATGTGTCCTTCCTCGTGCGCGATGACGGCTTCCTGCTCGAGCGGCGTGAGACGGTAGAAGTGCTTGCCGAACTGGATGGTGCCCCACAGGGTTGAGCGCGCAATCATCGCGGCATCGCCTGTGGGTCTTGCATCTGATCAGGATTCACCATTCCGGCCGGACCTTGCGGCCGAG